CGTCGCGGGCCGTTCGGGCTATTGGGTCGGACAGCCGCTCGACGTCACGTTCCCCTACACTCCATCTGCAGGCATCAACACTTCCCAGAAAGCGAAAGTCGCGCGCGTCTTCTTGCGCCCCGACAGGAAATACGGCGTCGCCGTGCAATTCCAAGCCGCGGCAGCGCACGTCGCGAAGCAGCAGACTGGATCGTCCTACGGCTCCAACGCGATGTACGCGTCCTACGCCGCACAGGCGATTCGCCAGATGGTGCTGCTGGTCGAATCCGATATGCAGGTCGTGGCCACGCTGAGCGCGTTGCTTCAACAGGACGGCTACCACTTCGCGCACGTGCCGACTGCCAAGGCTGCGCTTGAAGTCCTAAAAACTGCCATACCCGTCGCGGTAATCGCCGAAGTCGAAGGCGCGGACATGAACGGCCGCGATCTCTGCGTCATCATTAAAAAGAACGATCGCTTAAAAAAGATTCCCGTAATTTTGCTTACCAGTTCAGCGTCGCCGGCAGACTACTCAGAGAGTCATCAAATCGGCGCCGTCGTGTGCATGGCGAAACCGTTCAATCCTGAACGGCTGCAGCACGTCGTGCGGATGGTCGCGCCGCCGCCATCGCAGCGCACCGCCTACGGCGGGCGCATCGACTCGAATGCGGTGAACAGGACGCTGTAAAAACAGAATCTCCCTGGCAAAAACACAGTTTTAATCACACGCTGCAAGTCGAAGGAGAAAGCAGAGAACAGCGCGACGAAGCGGCCCTAGGCCGCCCTGTTTTATTTTTGTGGGCGCGCTGCCGGCGGCGGTGATAACGCCTGTTGCTGCCGCAGCAAGAATTGCTGATGCAATAACGCGTGGGCACGCACGTTCGCGTATCCCGCTGGCGAATCCACTTTCGCCGCCTGTCCCGCATCCGCGGAAAACCACCGCTTGCACGTTTCAAGTTCGACCGCGTGATTATCAGCAAACGGATCCGGCATGATGCTCGGCAAAATTGTTTCCGCGCCGGTTTGCGGATCACGCTCAATCAACGGCTGCTCGATGACGAGCTGCGCGATTTCGCGATACTGTTTCGTCCGCGACTCTTCGTCGGGAATCACGATTTCTTCCAGGCCGATGAGCCTCTTAATAAGTGCCAAGTTGTCCGGATGCGCAAGGATTTGCTGGATTTGCGGGTCGTTACTGCCGATCAATTGCATCAAGACAGCCCGCTGCTGCGACCACATCGTCGGATATTGCTCGTCAGTTTCAGGATACGAGAACAAATTCCCTTTCAGGTCGGCGATGCGAATCCACTTCGATTCGAACGCCGAGCCCGCGCCCAGGAGGGTCATTTCGACGTCACCGGGACGATTCTTTCGGAAGCAATCCACGGCGAGAAGCATCACGTCCGCGTGGAAGAATTTCATCGCGCGCCAAACAAGACCTATCCGCCCCATCGCCTGATCGCGGGCCATCGCGTATCCCGCGGCGGTGTCGTTGTTCGTCATCGCGCCGCCAAAAAGCGCCGGAAAAGCGCCCGTAAGAAATTGCGCGACAGGCCCCATAAGACTCGCAGCGTGCTCGGCGAGGTCCGGAGGAATTTGCGCGGGCTCAGGCTGGAAGAATCCTGCGGCAAGCGGCTGTCCTGGCTTCGCGCGCGCAGGATAGTGCGCGCCGGGTTCGGCTGTTTGCGATTGCAGCGCGTCAAAATCGAGGACTTCACTGTCCGCGTAAATCGGCGGAATACCGTACTCGTACGTTTCGATTTGCAAATTCGAGAGTGTGTTGAACCGTTCCTGCACGGAAATGAGCGCATCGCCGAGCGCTGGCCGGCCACTCGATCCGTCACCGGGCAATGCGTGAAGTACGCGCCAGTGATCGTCCATGTTTTCGTTGCGCGATTCGCAGTAAGCGTCGCCCGCGAAAGCCACGTAGCAGCCGTCGGGATACAGCGCCAGCAATTCATCGCGAAGTTTCTGATCGTCGAGTTGGTAGAACGACCACGGGCGCAGCCACGTTCGCTGGAACGTGATCAAGTTCATGTTGTAATCGCCGCCCTCGGTGAGTGGGCCGCCTTGCGACTGCGCCAGGCGCGCCAGCCGTTCGTACTGCGCGGATTCCCCCGGCGCGACAGGCGGCCCAATCTTGGTGGCCGCATGCGGGTAAGCTGCCTTCAACCGCGCCTGGTGCACTTCCATGTTCCATTGCAGAAACGGGTATTCGTGCATCTCGTTCGCCCAGGGCGGAGTCTTCAGCTCGAGGCCACCGACGATCGTGACCACTTCCTGCCCATTCGGCACGCGCAAGCGCGTTTGCGCCGCGGGCACAGTCACCACATCGCCGGGCACGTAATCGCCAAGCTCAAAAAGCGCTCCGCATTCGCAGACTGGCGTCTCGGCCGCAGACCCGCTTCCGTAGGGCTGGCTGGAAGGCCGGCCGTTTCTTATTTGGGTGCTAGATCCCGAGGGCGGCGGCGCGGTAAGAGGCACACTTACATTCGGTGCGGCGGAATTCACATTCGCCGGCGTGTTCGCTCCGCATTGCCTGCATCGCCAAACGTCCGGCGCGATCTTCACTTGGCGCGCGCCAATCTGCGTCTCGGGATGAAATCCGAAACGCTGGCCATCCACGACGTAGCGCACATACGCGCCAACTTTTCCGCTGGTCCACAGCTCGAACGCTTCCTCGACGATCACGTTCCCAATTCGGTTGTTCTGCTCGACGAGCTGCGACACCTCCGTTGCCGCTTTCGCTGCGGCGACGTCTTCCTCCGCTTGCGCGGATTGTGGAAAAAATCGCACCCGCGGAATATCCTGCGAAAGCACCGCGATGATCGAAAGCCCGAAAGCCTGGTAGATGTTCGTGACGAATTCGTAGCGTGGCATATCCTCGAGCGAAGTCTGATCGCTGAATTTTTGCTCGAATGGAAGGTGCCAGTTCTGATCCTGCTCGTTCCACCAGAGATATTGCAGGCCGCGCCAGAATTGGTGCGCCTGCTTAATGCGGCGGACTTCCGCGCGGCGTGACGTCTCGGATTCCGTGGTGAAATCGAAAACGATGCGGCGCAACGCAGCCTGAAGGCGATCGGGCAGATGTTCGTTGTTCGCGCCGTACGCCACGGCTTCGAGAACTGAAATCGGATCATCAAGCCGCGCAGGCCCGGTCGCCGGACTCTCCACCGGCACGACAGCCGGATTTGCCGGCGCCGGTTCGCCCGGAAACGTAATATTGAGATCGTTCGCCATGTGTCCTCGATGCGTCGGTCAAATTCTCAGACGTCACGATAAAAATCGGCCTGTCCCAATGAGCCGCGCGATCGCGCGCGAGTCATTCGTGGCGCGGCCATCTTGCTCGCGGTTTAGTGTCCGGCGGAATGAATCAAATTCGCGAGTTGGAAGCCCGCGCCCCAATGTTACGTTTGCCTCTCCTTGAGCCGGGCCGGGTTTTCCCTTAATTCGAGACAGGGCTTCGCGTCTAATCCTCGGCAAGAGCGTCGCGGAGAAAATTCACCAGATCCCCCGGCGTCGTGAACACGTGCGTCTCAGGCGCGGGCGCGAACACGCCGCGAGGGACAAATCCCGGCGCCGCCTGCGATCCGGAATGCGCCGCGATCCCCGGCGTCTCCGATGGAACGCCAAACGCGCTGCGCACGCTATTTGCTCCCGCTGGCGCCGCGTCGATCGTTTCGCGATGAATGTGCGCCACGTATCCGCGCGCATTGCGTCCACCGGCGCGCCCCCCATTCGGCGCTGTGGAAATATCAATTTCGACGCGGTGTATCGCCGTCGCGGGTGAGTCGCCGGTTTCCTGCCCGGACGAATCGCTTGCGTCCTCGTCAGTGAATGGATCGCTCGGGCCTTCGCCCAGTTGCGATGCGTTGCCAAGCGCGCGAGCGTTCTCGATCGCCGCGCCCATCGTAGGGTTCATGTAATAGCGTCCTCGAATCATCGGCATGTTTGCTCCTCGCTACAGCATCGAATCAGAATTGTCGCGATTGTTCATGCGGCGGGCGTTTTCGATCTCAAGTATTCGTCCGATTTGCTGCCACGAACGCCGCCGCAACGGATTCGCAGGAACGATGAGTCCTTTCGCGCGAGCGCTGCGGCGGGTCTCGTCGGCGCCGCCATCGCTGTGCCTCACGTCACCTTCAGCAGTCTCGCGTTGCGGTCCGGCTTTATGTTTATCGTCAACGCGCGGATGGAAATTGTGGGGCGCGTCATAAGACGTGCCGCCTTTCCCGGTGCGAGACCCAGCCCGCACATCGCGTCCCCGTTGTCGCTCGATTTCGGCATCCACGCGTAACGGCGGAATGCCCGCAATCCCAAGTATCGAATTCAGAAGCGCTCGATTCTCCGCGCGCAGCCGGGCATTTTCGTCTTCCAGCGCCCGCGTATAGCGCGACGCCGTGATGCGCAGCCAGATTGTGCGAAGCGATGAGAGCATGCGTATTCCATCCCAAAAGCGGCTGGTCCTACGACCAGACCTACAGTTGCCTGGCGTGAATTCGTGGCGCGGGCATCTTGCCCGCAAATTTTCGCTGATCGCCGCGCCACGAATTCGCGGGCTGGAAGCCCCCGCCACGATCAGCGCAACGGCGTGCCGGGGCGCGGATGGTGCCGCGCGAAGGAGATAGGTCCGCTGCGCCGCTGCTCGTCGAGCTCGGCCTTGCGCGCCTGAATCGCGCGAATGGTCGGGTCGCTCGATGTAACGCGCGCGGCGATGCGCTCATCGAATGGAGCATTCGCCCCGGTCTGCAATCGCATCCGCGATTTCAATCCGTAACGCGCCGCGTCGGCGGCGTCATCGCCGTCCATTTTCTCGATGTCCTCGACGCGCGCTGAATCGCGCACCAGCGACGGAAGTGTGCGGATCAATTCGGCGCAATTCTCCGTAATCATCCATTCGCCGGCGTCAAGCATTTGGTACATCAATAGCCATCCACCGACGCGATCGTTGTCTGCCGGAACAGGCCGCGGCAATCCGTTCGCCGCGAGTACGTCGCCGATCTGCTCGGCGATCGAAGTCTCATCCGTGCGGCGCGCAAAGGCATCTGGCGACAAATACACATTCGAAATTCTCTCGCCGCGCGAGCGTTCGACAATTTCATGCGCCAGATTGCGCGGGCTCATGTGCTGCCGGACGAATTCGCGATAAGTCACCGTCCGTGTTTTGTCCTGCGAGTGCCAGTAGACAGCGGCGGGATGCTCGAAGCCCCAGTCCATCGAGATCCAGCGTGGCCACCAATCCGCGAATCCAATTCTCTCGGCGCGTTCAACGTGCCGCGCGGGATCGAAATTGCTGAAGTATTGCCCGGCAAAAACGTCCCAATCGCCGTCGAGAAAAGCACGCCGCAAATGTTCTGGCAACGCATGAAGCGTTTTTAAATAGTTGGCGTCGGTCGCGTAAATCGGATTGTCCCAGACGCGCGCGGGAATGAACGCGTAGTCCTCGGGATCGTATTCAGCAGGGCGCTCCATTCCGGGCGCGGCCTGCTTGTCAATCCAAAGCGATTTCACCCAAGCGTGGCCTATGTTCCCGGGATTGGACGCGGCCGCCATATTCGCATACGCGCCGGGCACCGGGCAGCGATTGCGCGAAGTCAGAAATTGCCACTGCTTCAGGGTGAAAAGCGTGAGCTCGTCAACGCCGATGAACAGATATTCGGCGCCTTGATATTGGTAGATGTCGTTCTCGCTGCGGCTGTAGCCGAAGCGCGTCGTCGAACCGTTCCACCAGGAGACGACGTGCTTCGTGTCGTTGAACGCGCGGTAGAGCTC